AAATGCTCGGTATTCTTATGCACGAAATTGTAAATAAGGTGATAATCCAGCGGGCCCTCTTCGCACACCTTGTACAGCTCTTTCCCGAGTTCTTCGGGAGTATATCGCTGAAGCATCGTGCGGCCCTTGAGCCAGATACGTCGCAGCTTCAAATCCGGCATTCCATCTTCGCCGGTCGTGATAAAGGTTTCCTTCGGGTGACGGCACGAATAGGTGAGTTTCATGTACTCAACCGGGTCCTCGACTAACATCGTCGCGGTTCCGGGCTTTATGAGATCATCAAGATATTGCGCGATTGCGGTGTAAAACTTTGAATTATTGAAAATCTTGTAGACGATGTTTTCGCCGGCTTCCAGCCAGTCCTTTACGAACGGCAGCTCGGCAAGCGTTTTATCAGACAGCGTAATCTTCGCCCATCGTATCCGGGGCCCAACATTATAACCAATCAGCCCTCTTTTCAGGGTATCAGCGTCATTGGCCGGCTTCGTATCGAAAACTGATCCGTCAGGAGCCTTGGGCACTTCTGACTTCGGGTCCTCATTGCTCCAATATTGCCGCATGGGAGCAACATACTTAGAAATCTCTTTCCATTGCAGTTCCCAGGGCTTGCGTAGGTCCTCAAGTCCAGATGCCAGGTCTTTATATTCCTGGACCCTCTTAACTTGTTCTTTCGGTTGTGTTGCCATTAACGTCCCTTGTAGACTGGCCATTTTGTTGCTTGCTTTGCTTTGCCAAACTCATCGTCTAACCGATCCGCATAAGTCTTGTCCCTCTCATGGTCCTGTTTAGCCATCCAGATGCACATTGCAACCGCGGTGGCTACATCACTAAAACCTTTTTCTTCAGTGTTACGATTAATCATAACACCTGTGTCTGATCTAAGTTTAAGGTTTACTAACTCATTGTCAAGGACTGGAAGCAGTTTTAGGGACTTTGCGACCTTTATTTGCCCTTTTTGGTATGCAGTGGCCAGGGAAAGGATCAATTCGTTACGTGGAACGGTGTACATATTGCTATGCTGCGAGTATTTGGAAATGCTCGAATTGCTTGAAATGTGCATAAACTCAGGCTCTATTTCGCAATCTTCCAGAATATACTCGATTGCCGCACCCGCGTCGTTAATCCCCAGGATGATGCACACATCCTTGCGGGAAAACATTTCATTCATTGCAAGCTCTCGCTCCATACGCTTTATAACTTCCGGATAATTCATATGCCGGTAGCGCTCCATATGGTTCACCTCGAAGCGCGGCTCGACGTACCTTGAATCGAAGCGATCCGGGTCGCGGCCTACCGCTGCCTGGACTGGTTTCGCGTAGTACTCCACACTCATTACGGCGATCGTGCCCCATTGGTTTAAGCCCTTCCAGTCGGTTGCCAGGTATACATCAGCCATCTATTCCCTCCAAAACCGTCTGTACATCTTCGTTCACAATGGACTGATCCAGCGCCGGCACATCATCGGAATGCGATCCTTCGACATCAACCTTCGACACGATATCCTCCTGCCGCTCGAAAGCCCGGTAAATAATCGCGTCAATCAAGTGATCGTTCCCATCGGCCGGGACCGGCAGCAGCTTCACTTCTTCGGTATCCTCGTCGGCGGCCTTCTGACGTTTCCAGTGCCAAGTCGCTGCTTCTCTCGAAAGATTAGGCGAATCCCCTACAACGTGAAGAAACGTGCCCTTCAGCCACATCGCTGCTTCTCTCTTCATTCCCGGATACTTGAAACACCCGGTAACCAACCAGCCTAAATCCTGAAGCTCCTGAATGCTCTTCGGCTCCGCGGAGTCAGCCTTGATATCGGACACGCCCCGCTCAATTGCAAGGTCAGCCTCCATCACAACATCGAGCTTAGGGTTTGTTAGTTCTGTAGCATAGAGCCATTCACGCGCCCATAGGTGGCCGGGTGCAACCCATACCTCAACAATAGCACACGGATCAAGCGCGAACCCGAAGTCCAGGCCAAACCCCAGGTGCTTCGCTTCAGCCGGCACTTTCGTCACATTATCCCATCTGTCCAGGATCGCGCCCTTCATCTTGGCGAAAATCCCTAAGCCCCACATCAGCCAGAGATCGGGATTAGTCGTCTTGAATTTCTCTAGCACCCTGATTGTCGCCTGTGGACAAAACGCATTGTGCCGGAAGTAGGTCCTCAAGATAACGGTATCGGTATCGACGAAGGTGAGCTTCCCGAGCTCAGGCTGTTTTCCGGAAAACCAGCGGGCTTGTATCCAGTGCTGCCAGCCGGGAATTGACGGAATAGGGTTAAAAGTAAGCCAAATTTGCGCCGAAGGGGTGACTCGCGGGCTCAAACCGGCGTCCAGGGTGTCAAAATCCTGCTCGGTGAACTCGGTTGCCTCTTCGAGCCAGTAATCAGTCACGCCCTCGATCGACTTCAGCTTCTCAGGGTCGTCGGCGCCGACGAAGTAAAACGTTGACTTGTTAGGAAGATGAATCTCCCGGTCACTCTTATTGATATTGCAGTACTTCAGCACTCCAAACTCGTCGAGCGCATTCTTCATCCTTTCCCACACCGATAGCTTTATCGTCCTGGCAACCTTCCGCATCACCACGAACTTACGCCCCGGGTACTGAAGCGCCTTTTTCGCAAACAACTGCGAAACGCTCCAACTCTTCGACGAACGCCGGCCGCCGTAAATTACAAGGTACCTGACATCCATGCCGTCAAGGACCTGATATGTCTCATTTATCTGGACTGACATCGGTAATCTTCCTCACCTCGGCAACATCCTTTTCGGTAACATCGGTAATATCCTCTTGCTTCACATACGTGATATCAAAGCTCGTCGGCATATCGTCCGGATTATCAAAGCTGAAGCTGGCTTGCCGGATGATGCCCTCGAACACGGCCAATTGGTTCATAACCTCAGAAAGCCCGGTTTGCAGCGCCTTCGAGCGCCCTGGGGATACCTGGGCCATCTTCACCTCCTGAACCACGGTCGCCCGCAGATTGTACAGCGTCCTTCGGTATAAACTGCGCTTACCGTACTGGCCATCGAAACTGGCTCCCATCGCTTTCTCGGGGTCCTCGATAAACTCGTCCAGCTCTTTCCTCGCCAGCTCCCACGCCTTGAAAGACTTGCCGGCAATAATGTGCGCACGGTTCCAATCCTCTTTGAGCTGCAACCAAATTTGGGTCAACGCGATCTTCATTTCCCGCAGCTTCTCAGAATGCGATATCTCGAAAACGTGGTACTTCTTCCCGAACAGCACCGCATTATTAACTGCCTGACGACTGCAACCATAATCGGTAGCAATAGCCGCATACTGCTTCGTTGGCGACTTGATTATCTCCGCGCAGATTTCAAGATACATTCTCTGTGTTTTTGTCAGGAACATTCTCAGCCTCCGGTGGTCCCATCTTTACGCCTATTTCTTTCATGTATGCCGGGATAAGCTCTCGCGCTGCCTCAATCTCCCCTGGTGTCGTCCGCAATCCTCCGGCAAAGGCGTCGAGCTCAATCCGGGGGAGCTTTGCCATATTTCCGGCCTCGCCGTCGGCAACGACTTCGACGAAGTTAAACCCATCCATCCCCTGAAAGTAGGAAAGCGCAACTATTTTCTCGTACAGCATACTCGCTGTTATCATATAACCGTTATCGCCCTTCTGCATCAGGTCAGGATCGTACTGCTTATCCCAATCGGCCATTTTCCGCTCTTTCAGGTCGGCCCCCCAGGTTTGAGCCCTGGTACGATTGCGCCACTGGCACAGGTCATATCCAATCATGTAAATCGGGGAATAGCCAAGGTATGAAGCGAGAATCGCCGCCTGTAAGCTCGTAGAAGGCGACATCATAATTACATGGTTGAGAGGGTGCTTGATTTCCGGATTGTTCCCGGTATACAGCGCCAGGCAGATATTGTCGATCGCCGATTGCGAATTCGGATTGAACGGATCGGTTTGCAGCAAATACATCCATGCGCTTGTGATCCAGCGCCATTTGAACACGTCCGGATGCACACCAGGATGCGTTGCGACGCGGATCGCGCCCAACGCCTTCTTTGTCGCAGTGTTCCAATCCCCATTGCGCGGAAGGTACTCTTTCGCCGTTGCCGGCCAGGGATCATGGACCATCATGCAATCGGGCTGAATCTTGTGGTGCAGCATCGTCCAAAGCTGCGACGGTGTGACCCATAGGGGAATATCCGTCTCCTTCAAGAACGGAATCGCCTCATCGAGCGACGGCCCTGATCCGAGAACTATCACGGGGCCTTTTGCGCTGCCAGGCTCCGGGATATCGTAGGACCTGAGCTGCATCAACTCCTTGAGCTTCGCGTAGTTCTTCCCAAGGTTTTGAATAAACGGCAGACGACCGCCGAACGTGTTCATCGACTGGACCCCTGCCTTTAGTTGTGTACTTAGTCGTTCTTTTTCAGACATCAATCTTCACCTCATTATCGTCTTTGGCTAAAAGCTTAAACAACTCTTGATTGTTCTGAATGAACATGAGCAGCTGAATCCCAAGCGCCTCCGCGGCCGCCTCATCGTCATCACCGACAGCAATCGACAATAACATTGCATGGGCAATCTCGTGACATAAAACACGCTTCTGTACTTGAGGGGGCATGTCCGTGCTATCAACGGTTATCGTCGCCTTTCGGTAGCTGATACAACCCATATCATCCTGGTCAGACTTACTATAGCTGAACTCGTAATCAATCGGGCCGATTTTAATTATCATGCAGTTTCCTCCGTTCCTTCTTCGACATCTTAACCTTTGGCGTATTACGATGAATCGCGCCGTCCGAATCCTTGTGATAGTCGGCGAACGCCGGGGAGCCAGGCCCTTTCGGGTCAATCCCCTGCAACTTCTTCGCCGCTCTTTTCCTTAGCTCGTTTGACATTTCCAACCTCCGCTAATCTGTATTTTTCCGGCCCGCTCCGCAGCGCGTCTTTGGGAAGGTAGTTCATCCCCATTACAAAGTATTCCTCCCCGCACTTGGGGCACTTAGGCAAATCCTCGGCCATGATGAAGCTCCCCCCTTTAGTGTCGGGAGTGCCCATCTGCATGTACACCGCGAACTTCAGCGTCCTCAAATCACTCACATTGAAGCAATGGCACGATGGACCTATCTTAATCCCCTTCATTGATTTTCTCCCTTTCTTGTTTTTCTTTAACCTCCTGAACTATCCAGTCCAGGTAGCCAGGTATAATCTCGGCGAAGAGGCTGAAGGGCTTGTTGTTCTCGTCGGAGCCTATCGTCAGTTGCTCACCGCTCTCGAACGTCACGGCCATCTTGAAGTATTTGACCTTCGGCATATCGGATAGGTCTTGTTTCACGTGGAACTCCTTCTTTCTTTCTCGATAAACCGGAACTTCTCGCTGGCTACACGCTGCGTAGCGACAAACCGCAATCCGGGGTATGTCGCCTGGAATACCGCCAGCTTCGCCGCGGGTACGTAGTAAGTCCGCATCTTGGGCGAGTACTGATAGGCATTCATCAGCGAAAGCGCTTCAAGTGCCTGTGCCATGCCGATTGTCGCCATACGGCTATCCCTCCATATTTGCCAAACCTTCACAATCGCCTGGACCACATATACCGCCAACGGCAGCACTACCGCAAAACAGCCAATGTAGGCCAGAATATCAAGTATCATCCTTTACCCTTCAACAACGCGAATAGTCGTCGCATCTCGATCCTCCCGCCAGACCTTCATCCAGCCCTCTCTCCCTAATCTATGAAAACACAGCGCGAATCTCCCTAAATGAACCGAAAATATGGCGGCGAAATTAGGAATGTGGGGGGAAAACCGGAAAAAGGGGCCAATATCACAGAGAAAGTGGAACGCATGGTGGGAAATCGTGGGGGGAAAACTGCGAGAACAGGGGGGTAGGACTTGGGTAGTGGTAGGGTAGGACTTGAGGACTCTTTGGGTCCCATCCGCAACC